ATGTTACGGAAGATGTTCCGATCTGCTTTTACACCAGCACTACCATTGATGCTACCACTCTTAGTGTGAGTACCTGTCTTTTTAAAAGAGAAACCATCCACTTGACAAAAGGAACCTAACACGGTCACAGCAGGTGCATCCGCAATCATAGTGACCGTGGTAAGACCAATACCAGCCCCCTCTAGTTTCTTGTAACTATCAAGAACAAAACTCGTAGAACGCCTCCACCCACCCGGAGGAAGATAGAGGTGTTTTTTCTCTGCCAAGAGAGTATCGAGAATCACAGAATGGTCGGCAGAGCTCGTCCCTGCTTGGATTGCTGCTTGCTCTTCCTTACTGAAACCACGAAGAGCATTATAACCATTAGTGATGTTACCGTATGTCACAGCATCTACATCATTCAACCACTCTGGCTGAACAACGGTACCATTCACAAAATCAGTCGTTGCCATTATTTGTCTGCCTTCTCATCAAGTTTGTCATAAATACGCTGGAGCATCCCACGTAACTCTAAGAGGTCACCCCGCCATTCAGTCTTTGGGACGTAATCTTTTGCAATTTCCTCCCTAAGTTTAGAGAGGTCCGTTTTAAGGTCTTTTACAGCATCCCACAACTGCCTAGCAAACCAGCCAGTGACCGATAGGGCTAGGCCCATGGCCCAGTTTAGTATTGCTTGGTAGTCTTCCATTAGAGTCCTATTTTGAGATTGTAAAGAGATTGGTAGGATTGTACGGATGGCCCGGCACGCATACAACCAGCGGAGCCTAATCCAGCGTACCCCGACGACTCCCAGATGTAACACACCTCTTTGAAATCATCCTGTGGGCGTGGACGTGTCCATTCTGGGATAGCCTTCTCTGGCCTAATCCTAATGAAGTCCTGCTGGTTGCGGGTTTCAAAGTCTGCATCACAAACCATCAAACCTTGCCAGTCTTTTCTGAGTTCTCCACTCTTGAATTTGAAGCCACATCTATCGCAGATTGCGTTCCACTGGCTAGATTTGAAATAGGTCATAGGGATATTCCTATTTTTATAGAAAGCTGTTGTTTAATCATAGTGCCTCCATCTCCACCACCACTAGACGTGTACAAAGTGACCAAGGTAGGCGAACCAACTTCAACACCATCGACTTCTAATTGATAAGTGAAAGTTGTAGCATCAGGACCAGTAAAAGTAAATGTACCATCGGGATCAATTTCCAATGTTCCTGAGGCTGGTGCTGTAACTATGTAAAAGCTAAACCATTTTCCCTCATCTCCAATTTCAACATCATTGTACAAAATACCAGCCGGATTACTGTCCACAGGCCCGGTAGTCAACAAAATTGTTGATCCCAAGGCCCCAGCACGATAAGTGCTAGTAGTTACTGACAAAGTAGAACTATAGTTAGGAATAGTATCATAAGCACGCGCATCTATAGTATAACTGGTTAACGGAGTTAAACCACTAATAGCCACAGATGTACTTGCTCCATTATCTATCCAAGAACCCCCATTAACACGGTACTGGTAACCAGTCACGGCTACGTCATCGGCGGCGGTAGGCAGCGTGAGATTGATCGTGCTGCTGGTCTTGACTCCTACTGTGATAGGCCCAGTCCAAGTCGGAGCCGTGGTGTCGGCCGCTGTGTCATCAGTGGCCAGAAATGATGTGAGCTGGGGACCGTTCGTATCAGATGAGCCTCCGCCGGTCATGCGGATGCCAACTCGACCTACCGCATCGAGCATGGCATCGGTCACAGTCTGGGAAATTCTCTGGACGCCATCGTAAGACAGCGTCACCACGATATTTGGTGCCACGCCAGACACACTCAAAGACAATGTTTTTGAGGTGCCCACTGATGGCGGCGTGACAGTGACAGATGACCCTAACGTGGTCAGAGTCCCATTGACCATCTTGAACACTGTAACCACCCCGCTGACATAACCGCCGCCGATGTAGGTGTCAGATGCAGGGTCCATGCGAGCCACCAGCCTGGCGCCGATGGCGCCGAGGCCCCCTGGCGCGTAGACGGCCGACGACACCACCTGGTTCCGACTCGCCGGCACCTCTGATCGGTAGAACACGCCTGGCGTGTCAGTGTTCCCCTGCCTCACGCGACCGTTGGAAACCAATAGGTTGCCAGCGGCGTAAGCGAGGTGCTCCACCCAGTTGGCATCGGCCGCCGAAATGCTCTGCCCGTTTGTACCAGCGAACGACGAAATGTTGACGATTTGAGCCATTGTCAGACCCCCACTGTTTTAAGAATGCCTTGCGGCGGGATTCGATAGGACCAGCCTCTATTCGCTGCACTCCACTCGTCGTAATAGCCCTGGTACAGGGCGCACGCCTCGGCAATGTTGGCCCGGCCAGG